GAACCCTCGCGCCGAGCGGATGGTGACGCCACGATCGAAGGCGTCGATGAGCTTCGGGGCCTTCGACCAGACGAAGGCTGCGGCTTCGACGCTCTCGCCGACCTCGGGGAATACCTTGCCCCTCCATGTCCGCGAGAGGCGTTCGCCAAGTCCGGAGGCGACGACGTCATCGCGCAAATCCTGCTTAAGGCCGTCGGCCGCATCGCGCATGCCCGACGTAACCGCGCGCTCGATGCCCAGCTGGGTGCCCGCCAGCACCTTGCGCATGTCGGGACGTTCAAGGTTGAAGCGCATGGGATCAGACCTTGACGGCCTCGCAGGTCAGGACGAGCCCCATGGAATCGGATAAGGGCGTCCCGATGACTTTGAATGTGTCCGTCCCGATCACGACGAGATCGCCCTCATCGATTGCCGAAGCTTCGGTCCTGCGCAGGTCGAGCAGAACGGTCGCCATCAAGGCGCGGGACGCCCCGAACTCGACCACGGCGTCCGGGCGGCGGCGGATGACGCGGACGGTGACCCCCGGGCCGACGCCGCTCGCCTGCCAGAGCGCGGTCTCGCCAAGGTTCGGTTCCGCGAACAGGACTTCGAGCGCAGCACGAAAGGCCTCCACGGATTTCCCTTTCTTTAGGAAGTTTCATGTCATATAGTTTCTCTAGAAAGGAGACGCCCATGACAACTCTTCTGTCCGCCGCCGCCCGCGCGGAAGCCGGCCCTGTTGTCACCAAGGCTGCTCTTCGTGCCGCGGAACAGTTGGGCGTGACCGCACGGATCCTTGCCACCGTCATCGGTGTCAGCGAGGCGACGGTCTCGCGCATGAAGCGCGGCGAATTCGGTCTTGAGCCTGGGACGAAGCCGTTCGAGCTGGCGATCCTCTTCGTGCGTCTGTTCCGCTCCCTCGACGCAATTGCGGGAGGCGACGCCAGGGTCGCGGCAAGCTGGCTCGTCAATCCCAACACCGCTCTCGACGCCCAGCCGATCGAGAAGGTGCAAACCGTGAGCGGACTCGTCGATGTCATCGCCTATCTGGACGCGCGTCGCGCTCTCGTCTGAGTTCCGTCGCTTCGACGGCGCGTGCTGGCGGCTCGTCGAGGCCCAGCACCGTGTCTCGACATTGAAGCTGACCGATACGCTCGCCGAACAGTCCTTGCTCGAAGACCTGATCGAGGAGACGAAACCCGCGATCCCGCCGGAGTGCCGCCATCTCGATTTCCTGCTGGCGACGCCGTTCCGGTATGGCGCGAGCTATCCGGCAGGATCCCGCTTTCGGCGCGCAGGGCGCACACTCGGCGTCTACTACGCGGCGGAACACCCGGCGACCGCAGTGGCCGAGATGGCGTTCTACCGGCTGCTGTTCTTCGCTGAGTCGCCCGCCACGCCCTGGCCCTCCGATGCGGCCGAGTACACGGCCTTCTCGGCTGCGGTGTCGACCGTTCGGCTGCTCGATCTGATCAGCGAACCGCTCTCGCAAGACAGGGGCCTCTGGACGAATGTCACCGACTACGGTCCCTGCCAGGCCTTCGCCGACGCCGCCCGAGCGGCAGACGCCGACGTGATCCGCTACCAGTCGGTCCGCGATCCGGATCGACGAGCCAACCTCGCGATCCTGATGTGCCGCGCCTTCGCAAGGCCCGCGCCGGTCGACCGGCAGACTTGGCGCATTCGGCTAAGCCCATCCGGTGTCCAGGCCCTATGCGAGTTCCCTCGACAGGGGGTTGAGTTTCCGCGTGGAACCTTCGCCGCCGATCCGCGGATAGCGGCCCTCAACTGGGACCGTGGCGACCTTTAGGCCACGCCGTTGAGCCGAACGCGGCCGATCGTATCGTTGGCCCCGCCTGCCACGGGCTCGGTCGCAGCGCCGATCAGGGTGTTGGATGCGATCACGGTCGTCGCGAGACGTGCGGCGTTGTCCCAGTAGATGCGCGCGCCGATGGCCCATGCCTGGGACGGGGCCTTGCGCAGTTCGACGACGCCCTCGGTGAGGGTTTCGACCTCGGCGTTGATGGCCGCCGATCCGGTCGCGATGCCGAAGATCGCGCCGACCAGCAGTCCGTCGCCGGAGGCCACGGCATAGGGGGCGGGAAGCGTGATGGTGTTGCCGGGCTGGATGTAGCCACGCATGGGACTTCTCCGAGAATGTCAGGTGTTGGGGAAGAATTCCGGCGGCGATCACGCGCCGGGATTGCGGTAGAGGCCGCGCCAGTCGATCGCCTTCGCGCCGAAGTCGAGGCGGCACTTGATCTCGACGCCGTCGACGTCGAAGCCGTTGCGCGTCTCGATGTAGGCGCCTTGCTGGCCTTCGAGGTAGGCGTACTCGATGGTGTCGATCTGGGCGGGGTTCGCGGCGAGGTACCATGAGGTGAGGCTCGCGGCATCGAGACGAGGCTCGGAGATCGGCGTCAGGGTGCGGATCGAGGACGGGACCACGTTGCCGGTCTGGGCAGGCACAAGGTTCTGCGCCACAAGCTGCTCGGCAGCGAGTTCGAGCGATGCCGGCACGATGATATAGGCGGGCCGGACATTGAGGATCGTCTTCTTGTCGAGCCCTGTCTGCCGGGCCATGGCAGCGCGCGCCGCACCGATCGCGGTGACGCTCAGGGCGGTGGCTGGGTTCGCCAGATTGCCGTGGGTCTGGTGGAACAGCGCGATCGAGTCGCTCATGGCGGCGTTGGCCAGAATGATGCCCCAGACCACATCGCTCTCCAGCGTGGCGATCGCCGTGCCATACATCGCCGGAATGCGGGTGAAGGCGTCGAGATCGTCGTTGATGAGGACCTGCCGCGTGACCGCAACGACGCGCCCGTAAGTCTCGACACGGTAGCTCTCGCGGCCTTCGGCAAGAGTGCCACGCTTGAATTCGCCGCCCTCGTTCACCTTCACGAGCTGCGGCGCTTCTCCGAGCTGCACACGGTGCATCGCCTTGAAGTCGGTCGCGAGCACCTGCCGGCAGAAGGGAACATAAGTGCGCGGATAGGCATCATAGGCCTGCCTGAGCGTCTTGCCCGTCACGGCAGCAAGAACCTCCGGAAAGTCCGAGGTGGAGTGAAGGGCGCGCGTGGCGATCTCGTCGCGGGAAAGCCCGCGCACGTTGATGCCCGCGGATGCCAGGAACTCGCGGGCCAGTTCGATCAGGGTCAGGCCGCGATACTCCCGCGCCGGCTCGGCAAGCGGAAACAGCGTTGGCGAATGACGGTGCAGCAACGCGCCTGCGACCGCCTCGCGCCGCGTGACGCGCTCGTCGCGCCCGCCCATCGGGCTTGCCGCCTGCGCGAACACTCGGGTTTCGTCCGCCGTCGAGGCAAGCGTGTCGAGGATCTCGCGGCGGGCATCCTCGATCGCGACCCCACGCTTCACGAGGTCATCCGCGAGGGCCCGCTTGAGGCCAAGTCGAGCCTGCAGATCGAAGATCGCAGAGACGCGGCTGCGTTCGGCATCGCGCGCACGGGCTGCGATCGCGTCGGGATCGAGCTGCGGTTCGGGACGGCGCGCCGGAAGTTCCGGGGCATCGGGACGAGCTTCGGTGTTGGCGCTCTGTTCAAGGGGTTCGGGCGCGTCGGCCATGGCTGCTTTCTCCTCGATGGAAACGTCGGCACGGTGGACGACGCAGGGGTGAAGGGGCAAAGAACTTTCGGAGGATTTCTCGGCGCGGAAGCCCGCCGCCGGATCAGCACCGATGGGCACTGCGGAGATCTCGAAGGGTGTCCAATCGACCGCGCGCCACAGCTCGGGCGCGCCTGCCTGCCTCGACACTTCGAAGCGATGGACCTGGTAGCCGATCGACACCGCACGGATGTGCCCGGCCTCGACGTCCTTCCAGAGCGGTTCGACTTCAACCCGGTCGGAGAAGCGGACACGGGCAATGCCGCGTCCATTCTCGATGCGGGCACTGCCCGGCACGACCGAGCCGATGATGCTGTCGAGCACCGAGGCATCATGAACCTTCAGGAGCGGCGCGCCTGCGTTCAGGCGATCAAGACGGACGGCGCGCGGATCCATCGCCAGTTCCTCGTCGAAGGGATCGCCGAAGAACGGATTGCGGCGCACGCGCGCGCCTGTGGACCAGACCACGTCGATGGTGCGCTCGGCCGCATCGATCGACGCAGGCAACAGATCCGCCGCCCGCGTCAGCGGTGGCAGGTTGATGTTTCGGGTCATTGTGAAAAGCTCAGGTGTCGGGATTGACGGGTTGGCCGGTCGTGTCGGCCTGCATCACGCCAGTTTTCGTTACGCGCCGCGGATCGCTGTCGAGAATGAGCCCGAGGGCGTCGATCTTGGCGTTCATGGCGGCGATCTCGGCGAGAACCGCATCGGGGTTGTGGCCTTGACGCGCGATGGCCTGCGCCAGCGACATGGTGCCCGAGCGCAAGGCCAGAAGATCGGCCATTGCGTCCTTCAACGGGTCCACGGCTTCGAAGCGCGGCGGCGACCATTCGACCGCAATGTCCGGGCGCGGCAGTTTCCCGGCAGCCCACGCTGCCTGGCAGAACCAGACCCACATGGGCTGGCAAAGCACGGGGATGACGATCTGCCATTGGACGGCATCGATCAGCCGGCGAAACTCCACGAGCCCGGCCCGGATCGATGAATAGTTCACCTGACTGAGATCACCGGTCAGCAGCTCGTAGGGCATGCGGAATCCCGCCGCCACGATGTGAAGCTGCGCGCGGAGCCATTCACCGACACCCGCCGTCGTGGCGGGCTGATTGAAGCGGATGTCCTTGCCTCCGCGCGCATAGGCGATCAGCCCGGGCTCGAACTGCTCGACGCGGTTGCCGTCGGCGTCGACCACCGAAGGGGCGATGCCCTGATCGGCTTCGTCGGCGCCAAGCACGATGCCGACGACGCAGGCTTCCGTCTTCTTGCGGACCAATTCGGCTTGCGTCCAGTCGTCGAGATCGCGCAGCGCCCGCATCACCGGCGTGCCCCATGGGACGCCGCGAACCTGCGTGCGCTGCTTCTCGTAAAGATGCAGCACGTCGCTCGCCGGGATGGCGAGGCTCTCCAGACGCCGGCGCATGGTGATGACCGCATCGCCAGGGTGTTGGGCATGGAGCCAGTAGGCGCGGCGTCGACCCAGTGGATCGAACTCGATGCCCTGCAGCAGCCGGCCGCCATCGGCGAGATCGCCGTTGCGGGTGTTGTCCAGCAGGTCGGCTTCGATGATCTGGACCTGGAGCGGCACCGCCAGACCATCGCTCGGACGTCGCGGGCGGCGGCGGATCAGCACCTCG